ATCTACGAAGACATGTACTCAAATGCACTTCATGGAACTTTACTGGTCAGCGATTCGCAAAATCTAATATCTAAAATACCTATTGTAGGTACAGAACTTTTAAATGTTGATATTGTTACCCCCGGATTTGGTGAAGGTTACGAAGAGAGAATTAAAAAAACTTTTGTGATTTATTCTATTCGAGATCGTTCACTTAACGAAGATCGCGACCAAACTTTCATGTTGTATTTTTGTTCGGCCGAGGCCGTTGATGATAACATTACCAGATTGTCAAAACGCTTTGAGGGTACTACCGACGAAATTGTTGAAAAGATTTTTGTAGAATATATTGAAAAACCTAGATACGTAACAAACGCGGGTAATACTGAACCAAAAGCGGATGACATGACACCTCTTGTTATTGCTGATGCTCCTCACAAAAGTAAAATTGCGTTTGTCTCAACTTACTGGTCTCCTTTTAAAATACTAAATTGGTTGGCAAGAAGAACTATTGGTGCAAAGAACTCTGCACCTTCTTTTCTTTTTTATGAAACCACAAAATGTTTTTATTACACATCTCTGGATAACTTGATTGTCGCACAACTGGGTAATCCTGACGGTGCAAGTGTATTTTCTCAATATAAGTTTCAAAAGAAGCCCACTTCACCCGAGGCCGTAGGTAAACCAACTCTTGATGACGCTGAGTCACCGCCGTTTAAAGTTTCTAAACCAAATTTAGATAATGGGTTTCAAATCGTTGAAGAGATTAAGTTTGCGAAGCAGATAGATATGTTGGCCTCTCAAGATATGGGGCATTTTGCCAGCAGTGTGGGCACGTATGATCTTATTAAGAAAGAATCTTTTGTTTGGAACCACGACTATACTTTCTATTTTGAAACCATAAAACATATGGAGAATTTTAAAATTTCTAACGGCAGGGCTGTTTTCTCTCAAGAAAGCCTTACCAGCAATATGACATATCCTTTTAACGTTCCTCGGTCCGTTGAGTCTAAGAGATTTTTTCAACCAATTTATTCCAATAATCTATGGGATGACAAAGACTCTATTGATTTAAAACCTGAAGAATGGTTATCTCAGAGACAAAGCATTCTGGCGGATATGAACACTCTTAAAATAGAAATATTAGTTGCCGGAAGAACTGATGCAGAAGTTGGTAAAATGATTAATCTTTTATATCCAACGGTTGGTGATAAAGTGCCAACTGATGACACTAACAGTCTATGGGACCCATTGATTTCTGGCACCTATATGATTACTGCAATAAATCACAAGATTACACCTATTAGACATACAATGAATATGGAAATTGCCAAGGATTCGTTTAGAACTCCTATAATTGAAATTGAGAGACAGTAATGGATAACTTTTTTGCCAATAACGACAGAGGTTTTCACTGGTGGTTAGGTTGCGTTGAAGATCGCGACGATCCACTGCATCTTGGTCGTTGTAGGGTACGAATTTTAGGCTACCACACGGATAGTAAACAAGAATTAAAAACTGAAGACCTTCCGTGGTCGTGGCCTATTCAACCAATTACCTCCGCCGGATCGTCTGGAGTTGGTTGGTCGCCGACAGGCCCAGTAGAAGGTACATGGGTACTTGGGTTCTTTCTAGATGGTTCAGATAACCAACAGCCCATGATGTTGGGAGTTATAGGAGGAAATCCTATGGTACAAGCACAAAATGCCTCTGGTGGTAGTGGTACAAGCGACACGGGTACGGGTACACCAGGTTCACCAGGTGCCGGCGACGAAGCCCCAAAGTTTGACTCAGAAGAGGCAGCAAAATTAGCGGCCCTCGGTTGCACAACATTTGCAGTTAATAAAATTGCAAGCGGTAATAAAGCAAATATGCAAGCAATTATTACGGGTCTTACGGCGCAAGGATGGGGTAAATATCCTGATGCGATTGCGGCCGTTCTTGGTATTGCTGGGGTTGAATCAAATTGGAAATTGCTTCAAGAAAATATGAATTATTCGGCCTCTGCTTGTGTCGCAAAGTTTGATAAGTTTAAAGAAAAGGACGGCAGCGACCTGGCACAGAAATATGGAAGAACATCAACTCATGCTGCCAATCAAGAAATGATTGCTAATATTGCATATGGCGGCAAGATCGGCAATACGGCTCCAGGTGATGGGTGGAAATATAGAGGTCGAGGATTTATTCAGATAACATTTAAAGCCACTTATATTGATATTGGTCGCCGAATTGGTGCCGATCTTCTAGGCAACCCAGATTTGTTGTGTACCGATCCGGTGCTTGGTGCTAAAGCAGTCGCAGCATTTTTTGCAACGAAGGGTATAACGGCAAGTCAACTTTCATCACCAGGTGTTATGCAAATACTGTTAACTATGGTTGCTGGCGATAAATCCCATTGGAATGAAAAGAAAGAACTGTATGCTTGCTTTAAGTCGCGTTATGAAAAAGATAAGAAGTTTATTTAAGGACTAAATTATGTTGGACGCATTAAAATCAGTAAAACTCTCAAGCTCAACCGGTGAAACTGGTAGTATTGGACCTTTGTCTGAAACAGACGTAAAAAAGGTCATGTTATCTATTGCTAAAGATGTTTCTGGTGGCGATCCATCAAAAGTGTCTTCGTCAGGCAAAATAGGAGCATATGGTTTTAATGCGGCTGCATTAGAAAAAATGGGTGTATTAAAAGGCGAATCTGTTTCAAAGGCAATGGATTCTTTGAAATCACAAACATCTGAAGTAACACCATTAGTTAAGAAGACCTGGGATAAGACTACTGCTTCTGATCCTCTAAAGAAACTTGGGTTTTCTGATTCAAATCCAAAAACATTTGGTACCGATCTTGCCTCAAAGGCAACTAAAGACTTAGGTATTAAAATCCCTGCGGTTGCTTCACACGCAAAAGCAAACGTTAACTTTTCGGCATTAACTGATCCTACATTATGGGTTGCTCCAAAAGGTAGTCCTATTGGTGGGGTATCTACAGCAATAAGCATTTCAAAGTCCATAGTTGCTAATACAATTGCTTCTTCTATAAACAAATTAACAGGCCTTGAAACGACTTCACTCATGCAACTTTCTTTGTCTGGTGGATTGTCAAGAGAAAACAAGTCGGTAAATTCTAATGTTACTCGATCTTTAGGTCAGATTCAAACGTCTTTAACTAGAGCAGAACGAGTGTCAACGGCTGCGCTTGAACCTATCAGTTCGAGAAACGGAAGTAGATTACCTGCAAGTTCTCTTGTGGAAATGAAAGGTGCCTCTCAAGTAGTTAATACTGCATTGGGTGGTGCTAGAAATGCGCTACCTGGTTTGTTTGCAACTGTCCTGGGTAATCCTACATCAGGTGGATTACAGAGCGCAATTGGCGCTGCAAAATCATTATTAAATTCTTCAAAGACCACCGCAGTAAGACAATTAGAACGTTCTTTGGTAAATCAAGTTGTTTCGTTAGGCGGAGGCTCAAAAGGATTTTTAGATAGCCCAGCAAGTCAACATAAAGCAATGTCTGGTTTAATGCAAACCAATTATAAGTCTTTACTTGCTGCTGGCGTTATTACAGAAAATTCACCAAAGAGTACGGTTGCAGGTCTTCTTGCTGTTGCAAACGGTCAGGGTCCTGACCAAGCAATACGTTATGCTAGAGGAGCAAACAAAACTAGTTCTGATGGTAAATCTTCGGAACAGTATTTTAATTCCTCTGCACAATCACCGGGATTATTAAAAAATGATTTGTCAAGTAATCCTTCCGCACCATTAGCATTACCTTCAAATCCCGCAGAATCTCAACCAGCAAAACCAACTATTAAGAATCAACCTTCTAACGAAGGATTGCGTAATACTGATCCTACGGTTGGATTTAAAGATCCTAATAACGTCTATCCTCGCAAGGGCGAAATTGGCAAACCAGATACCAATACACTTGCTGCGGGTATTAATTCTAAGGTGCCTGTAACAGGAAAAAATGAGGTACCAACGGTTGGTGGAAGAAATGCTTCCAAGAAAACAAACGTGCCTGTTAATGGCCGTACAGGTGAAACTTGGGAACAACCAAACTCTCCTTATGCTGCACAGTATCCACACAACCATGTGTTTCAGTCTGAATCTGGCCACACACAAGAGTTTGACGATACACCTAAAGCCGAGCGAGTATCATTAAGTCACAGGTCAGGCACATTCTTTGAAATGTATCCAGACGGCTCACAAGTTGCACAAATTGTTGGTAATGGTTATACCATTATCGACAAGAACGGTTACATCTCAATTGAAGGTGTTGCAAACGTACACGTTGGTGGAACATGTAACGTATTCATAGCAAATGCCTGCAATCTGACGGTTCAAGGTGGAACCAAAATGGATTTCCACAATGATGTTGATATTAGCATTGGTGGTAAATTGTCATTATCGGTTGCTCAGGGTATTTACGTAAGAAATGACGGAGAATTGTCCTATGATGGCGTTGGTGATATTAACGCTAATACATCTGGAGTATTGAATCTTGGTACTGCTGGTGATATTAACGTGACCAGCGCGGCAGGTATTAATGTTGAATCTGCAACTGATATGAATCTTAAATCGGGAGCAAATATTAACGAACAAGCCGTCACAAATATTAACCTAAAATCTACCAAGGTTGTTTCGTCTCCAGTAGATACTGCAACTCTCAATGTGACAACCGCAAATGTTACCACACTGAATGCGGGTACAACAAATCTAAAAGGCACCGACCATACTGGTCCAGAAAATGTTACCGATATTGAGGGCCCAACTACTGCAACGGTCGCTGCTGTTGCGGAAGCAAAAGACCCAACTCCGCCGGATATTACGGTTGTTGACGCACCTGTTGCTCAATTGTCACCAACAGACACCACGTTTGCTCCAACCGATGGACTTTCTGTTGCCGAAAAGACCAATATGGATTACGACGGAGAAGATGGTATAGCAGACGAGGCAACGGCCATAGCAAATGGTGCTGAAGTTGGTGGAACGGCTCCAGACAGTCAGGAAGAAGCGTCCGTTGATTCTGGAAAAATATCAGTAACCGCCTGTAATATTACAAGGAAAAAGGTTACTTTACCAGAAATTAATATCGCAACTGGCGTTAATTACGGAATGAAAATATCGGATTATTTCACGCTCAAGGATGTCATGGTCAGTGGCAAATTGAGAGCCTTTGGTGGATTCTCACAAAGAGATATGATTGCCAATATGCGATGCTTGGCCGTTAACTGTCTAGATCCAATTAAAGACAAATATCCAGGTCTTTTTCTAACGTCAGGATTTAGAGACTACGTACCAAAAGGCGGGTCGCAGACTTCTCAGCACATGTTAGGTCAGGCGGTTGACATGAAATTTAATGGTTTCTCCAAAACCCAGTATTTTGATATTGTAAAATGGATCGGCGCAAACATTCCTCACGACCAGTTAATGAACGAATATCTGGCCAGCGGTGGTTGCTGGATTCATATATCCTTTAAACCTAATGGGCAAGGAAATAAAAGTCAGAATTTCACAATGTATAATCACAAGAGAGTGAGCGAATTTGGAACATTTAAGAAATACTGATATAAATAAGACATGGCACAAGTAACTCGACTTTATAAAGATTTAGACCTAACTTTTAGTCAACATCCGGTTTCGGCTGATGTTGCTAAGAAGCTGGATGTTAATGCCGTAAAACAATCGCTGACAATTTTGTTAAAGACTCAGCACTACGAAAGACATTTTAAACCCGAACTAGGTTCACCCATTTACCGACTACTGTTTGAACCAATGGATCCGATTACGACCAATGTACTCAAGCAAAATATTAGCGAATTAATTCAAAATTTTGAGCCTAGAGTAAGGTTAAATAGTTTGGAAGTTAATGCTAACTACGATCAGAATCAATATGATATCAATATCTATTTTCAAATCGTAGGATTACCGGGGCCAGTAGTTTATTCAACCTTCTTAAAGAGAATGCGATAATGGCAGAATTAAGAGTAACAGAGTTAGATTTTGATGCAATCAAGGCTAACTTAAAGACGTTTCTAAAGGCGCAAGAGGAACTAACGGACTACAACTTTGAGGGGTCCGCGCTCAATGTGCTGCTTGATATTCTGGCGTATAACACACACTACAACGCCATCTTGGCGCATTTGAATGCCAATGAAATGTTTATCGACAGTGCGGTAAAAAGAAACTCGGTTGTTTCTATTGCTAAAACTCTTGGATACATGCCGACTTCTGCTAGGGCCGCTAGAGCAAATGTCTCCGTCACCATAACTCCTCCTGGTGCTTACACCGAGACTACGCTGGATATTACAAGAGATACAATTTTCTCTGCGTCTTTAAATAATACATCGTATACATTTTATCCAAAAGAAGGATACACTGCGGCGCGGAGTTCTCTTTCCAACAATACAACCGGGTTCTTTTTTGAAGATATTGAACTGATTGAAGGCAGACGAGTATTACACCAGTTTATTGTAACATCTGATATTCTATCTGGTCCTTTTCTGTTGCCAAATGAAAATCTTGATACTACCACATTACGAGTTAGAGTACAAGAATCAACAACCACGGATACTCTGGTAACTTGGAATTATAGTGATTCTGCATTAGGTGTTGCTGGTGATGATACATCGTTTTTTGTTGAAGAGAGTTCAACTGGTCAATATCAAATTGTCTTTGGTGACAACATAATTGGTAAACAACTTAGTGTTGGTAATGTTGTTTATGTTGACTACATCACTTCACATGGCATTGATGGAAATTATGCTAGTTCATTTACCATTTCGCAAACATTAACGGGGTCGGGTGAGCAAAAAGCAATTGCTACACTATCTAATTCTTATGGTGGGGTTGCTAGAGAAACGCTTGATGGAATTAGATATAATGCTCCTCGTTTTAACGCGACCAAGAATAGAGCAGTTACCGCACAAGATTACAAAACATTAATCTCTGCAAGATTTCCAAACGTAAATTCTATATCTGTTTGGGGTGGTGAAGATAATGATCCGCCAATTTACGGTAAGGTTTTTGTGTGTCTTGAAGCGGCAACGGGTTCAATTATTACGCAAGACGATAAAGATATCATTACCACTGAAGTTCTGGGACCTAGAAGTGTTGTTTCAATACAAACCGAATTTGCTGATCCTGAATACACCTACATCGGAGTAAATGCAACTGTAAAGTATGATGCTAAGACAACTTCGACCACTTCTATGCAAATGTCTTCCGCAATTAGATCAAACATTCAAAGTTTCTTTTCAACCAATCTTTCTAAATTGAGAAAAAATTTCTACTACTCTCAGATGACTGGACAAATATTTGATATTTCACCTGCAATTATTTCCGTCTCGGCTGAAATAAGATTGCACAAAAGATGGACTGGTTTAGAGTCAACCACAAGAGATACTGATATTAGTGGTAATTTTAATGCTGAAATCAGACCCGGTACATTAAGATCATCGATTGCAACACTTACAATTGGTGGCGTAAATTATGAATCGTATCTGGTTGATGATTCTGCTGGCACACTTGTTGTCAAATCGGTTTCTGATGATTCTATCATATCGTCAGATTTTGGTACAATTGATTACACAACCGGTGTCGTTTACGTACCATCTGCACTAATACCTTCTCTAGGTGGTGATGCGCCAAATTTTAGAATTTATGTAACACCGTCCAAAGAGAGTGCAGATATTCTTTCTTCGGTAATTAGAACCGCAACAGTTAGTACAGCCGCGGTGCGCCCTACAGTTTCTAGAAATATAGTTTTAAAACTTGATACCTCGGCATCTGACACAACATATGGTTACGAAACCGGCCTAGCAGTTACCTCTTATCCTCAAATACAAGATCAATAATGTCAGATAAAATTCCATCATTCTATTATTACGTTTCCGCCGTAACAAAAACGGCCGGCGGAAGCGGGTATGGAACCGCGCCGTCCGTTATCTTTTCCGGTGGCGGTGGCACAGGCGCCACGGCCACAGCAGTACTTGGTTTTGGTACTGGCGTAGTTGATTCCATAATTTTAAATACTCCTGGTACGGGTTATACATCAGCACCCACAATTACCTTCCAAAGCAACACTGGTTCAGGTGCAGCAGCAACCGCTTCTGTTGCTATGATGGCAGGCCCACAGTCTACCTCTAAAGACATTAGTTCTATTTTTGTTAATGAGCAACTACCAGATTTCGTAAGAGCAGAATATCCCGCTTTCGTTTCTTTCATAGAAGCGTATTATCGATATCTTGATACAACTTCAAAACCTAACGACCTGCTTTTAAATGCGGCCACTTGGTCTGATATCGATAATACACTTGCCGAATTTCTGCCTGCCTATAAGAAACAGTATCTTGCACAATTTCCAAAAGTAACAGCATCAGCTACTCAAATTGATGAGCGTAGATTAATTAAGCAAGTTCAAGAATTCTTTCGTGCCAAAGGTTCGCCAGAAGCACTAAAGTATTTGTTTAGAGCATTGTATAACGAAGAGATTGAAATTGACTATCCTTCCAAATACGTGTTACGCGCCTCAGATGGTGTGTGGACCGAAGACATTACTTTACGTATTACTGTTGACGAAACTATTAATGGTGTAGACTACATCGATGATGATGAAGTAAATCCTTTTAATCTTAAGGGTAAGCTAACCACAATTGTTTATTACAAAACTCTAGCGGGGTCTTCTATTTCTGCCGCGACAGAAATAGAATGTTCTGTTAAAACTGTAAAAAAGATTTCGTATAATTTCCCGTCTGTTTATGAACTCATTTTAGGTAACATAAGCAAAACCCAAGAAGTATTTCTACCGGGTTATGGTGCTACGGCAGATGCTTATCTAGGACCTACAATTTCTAGCACCGATGTTACTTTTACTCAAAGAACAATTTCGGGTACAACCCTTGCAGGCGTAGCAATTTCTGGTACTGCTGGTCAGTTTACTTGCACCGCAACTACCTTGGCAGTTGGGGACACAATAAAAATTACTGGTACTCTTGGTGGTACCGGCACAATTACCGGTTATACAACAGGAACATCATATAAGATTTCTGCAACAAACGGTACAACGACATTTACTCTTCAAACAACATCAAGCGTTGCCATTGTTACAACCGCAGGTACACCAACAGGTCTAACCTATACAAACGCCAATGTGAATATTTCCACCGAAACATTTACTTACGTTTCTCATGGATTTTCTTCCGGAGATGCCGTAGTCTATTACAATAATGGCGGTACAAGTGTCACGGGATTAACAAGCGGTACTACGTATTATGTAATTTCTGCTGGATTAACTGCGAATGCTTTTAGAGTATCAGCATCATCAGGCGGCAGTGCAGTTGATATTACAGGAACAGGTAACGTTGCGCAGTATTTTGAAGCAAGAAAAAATGGTCTTATTACCGCAGCTACTCACTCTTTAGTTACCGGCGATAGCGTAGTTTACGATAATACTGATGGCACAAATATTACAGGATTAGTTGACGGTACAACCTATTACATAATTAGACTAAGTGCCAGCACTTTCAAGTTAGCAACAACTTCACCTAATGCTGTTGCCGGTACTGCTATTGATATAACGGGTAGAGGAACAGGTTCTACTCATACCTTTTTTACCGACAAGGTTGTAAAGATTACTGTGACTAGTGACGGCAATGGCTATCATGTTGTGCCAGATGTTACAATTGTAACAGATGTGGCCGGGTCGGGCGCAACCGCCACAGCATTTACCAACGCTGATAATGAGATTGCCAGCATTGTAGTTACTTCTGCCGGCTCTGGGTACACTACACCACCTGGCGTTGAAATAAATGTTGCTGGAGAAAAACGCTCGCATATTCACCTTACTGGTGATGAATCACTACTTTATGGTATTTTGATTCGCGTTTTACGATCAGGTACTTTAGGTGCAAAAACAACCGTTGTTGGTGGTGATTATGGTTTTAGAACAAACCAGATTTATAATATCAACGAAACAAAAACTAGCGGCTTCTATGTTACCGGTGGACTCAGCCAAACATATTTTGCCGAAAACTATGTTGACTTTGGTATTAATAATAATGCGTCTATTCGCGTTACAAGCGTTAATGCTGATTATTCAATTGCCAAATTTGAATTAATTAACCCAGGTTCCAAATTCAACGCCGAAGACTTTGAAATTACACTAGATTCGCCAAATGGCGGTACTCAAATTATTGCGTTTACGACAGGCGCAATCTATAGTTATCCTGGCCAGTTTGCGGATTCCAGAGGTAAACTATCTGACGTTAACCGTCTACAAGATAATTACTATTATCAAAACTATTCGTATGTTATTAAATCCGGTATTGCAACAAACACATGGTACAATACTGTAAAGAATGCCGCACACCCAGCAGGCACTTCGGTATTTGGTGAATTGGTGCTTTCAACAACTCTTGATTTTAGTCAAACCATTGGTACTCCAGTTCAGACAATTGTCAAGTATCTGACTAAGATTGAAGTTATTTCAACTTCCGAATTGGTAATAAGAAGTGTATCTAAAGTCTTCTCAGAAAGCAAAACTGCTTCTGATACAGTAACATTAAGACCACAAAAGGTTCTCACTGAAACTCTTATTACGTCTGAAACGTTTAGTTTTGCAACAAACTTGGGTAAATCTGATACAGCAACCACCAGCGAAACACTTGTCAATACTTTTGCAAAAACGCTAAGTGATACTGGAACTTCTTTGGATACTGCGGTGTTGTCGGTTGATGTGGTATTTACGGACAGTATCTCTGGTGCAACCGATACTGCGGTGTTGTCGGCCGATGTGGTATTTACGGACAGTACCTCTGGTGCAACCGATACTGCGATACTTAGCCCAACGTTGGTCAAATCTGAGGCACTAACTGCTGCCGAAACAATGATTAGAACTTTCTATAAAGTTATTACTGAAACCGCGACAGCAACAGAATCCGCCAGTATAAATATAAGCAAACCAATTACCGATGCCGCAACTGTTGCTGAAAGTGGTGTTATTACCATTCAAGATTATGCGGTAGATTATTTTTCCGGTGACTATGTTGGTGCAGGTTACTACTTTTAAATAGCATAAATAATAACGAATTGTCAATTAGGAGACAAAAAATGTCAGAATTAGTTAAAGAAAGTGTCAATGCTACCGGTAAGGTCGCTATCGTTGTACGTGATGCGCTAGGTAATATCAAGCAGGAAGTTGTAACTCACAACTTAGTGGTTACGGCTGGTCTTGGTTTTATTGCGTCTCGTATGAAAGATACAGGTTCACCCAATCAAATGAGCCATATGGAAGTTGGTACTTCTAGTACTGCTGCGGCCGCAGGTCAGACCGCCTTGGTTGCCTTAGTTGCTTCTTCACGTACAGCATTAACAACTGCTGGTGGTGTCGTTACCGCCGGTGCTGTTGAGTATGTTACAACGTTTGGCGCTGGCGTAGGTACAGGCGCTCTAACAGAAGCGGGCATCTTTAATGCTTCTTCTGCTGGTACAATGCTTTGTCGTACAGTGTTCTCGGTGGTCAATAAGGGTGCATCTGACTCTATGACAATCACTTGGACTGTGACGGTATCGTAATAAACCATGACAGTACTTCTTCGCGATAATGCCCGCGTAGAGATTGCTAGAAGCATTTATCGTGATGTTGCAACTGAAAATGACTTCTTATATTTCTACATTGGGCGCACAATAGAATGGGACGACGAGGAGTCTCCAGAGACTCCTGTTGATTCCGGTTCCTATAACAATGCCGCACATAGAAACACTCTTTTTCTAAAGAGAGTGCAGACTGGCGACATTGTAATGATGGCGCGAAGAATTGATTGGGCTGTTGATACTATTTACGATTCCTATGACGATAATTATTCGTCAGATTATGCTGCATATTCTGGTGCCGAAAAATTAAGTTTAGCCGATTTTTACGTTATTACGGATTCATTTAACGTTTACAAATGCATTTACAATAACGAAGACTCAGAAAGTACGGCAAAACCAACAGGCACAAGTTCTTCTTCCATTACGACCGAAGATGGTTATATTTGGAAATACATGTTTACAGTTGGCGCATCTGACCAGCAAAGATTTCTTTCACCCGATTACATTCCAGTAAGAAAAGTTGTTAATGCAGGAGAACCTGCTTTTGATGTTAATGGTGAACTTGACAGCGTTACTGTAACTACAGGAGGTTCTGGCTATGCGGCCGCGCCGACTGTAGTTGTTTCGGGTGATGGTGTTGGTGCTTCCGCAACTGCTGTATTAACCAGTGGCGTAGTAACGTCAGTAACAGTAAGCAATGCCGGTTCAGGTTATTCCTTTGCAAATATTTCTTTTTCGTCTGGCGCTGCGGCCGCGACAGCAAATTTAGGAGGCACTGAAACCGATACAACTCACCAAGCAGTAGAAAACGCAGCAGTTAATGGTACAGTAGACCGAGTTGTCATGCTTGAAATTGGTCTAGATTATATTCAAGATGACGTAACGTGTGTTATTACTGGTGATGGTGAAAATGCTGAAGGCAACGTGCAAGTTAGTGAAGACGGGTTAGGAAAAATTAATAGCGTTGAGATAACAAATGTTGGTTCAGGTTATTCTTTTGCCGATATCTCGTTTGTAAATAACGTTGGCAACGGCGTTGGTGCCACAGCGCGAGTTGTTCTTTCACCCTACTCCGGTCATGGTGCTAATTCGCAGAAAGAATTGTTTGCCACGGCAGTTTGTATCTCCACAAACTTAACCAATGAAACATATGATATATTCATCGGCAACGATTTTCGACAAATTGGACTTATAAAAAATCCTATGGTATTTGATACATCCACAAATTTCCAAGCTACAACGGGAACTACTTGTTACGTAATCAATGTTTCCGATCATACTAAATATGCTTTAGATGACAACATAACAACTGACGACGATGGACAGTTTACGGTTATACAAAAAAGAGATTTAGATTCCGATGGAACAGTTGAAAGTATTTACTTGCTACCAATTATTCCTATTATAAGCGGTTCATCAATTTTAACAAACACAACCCAGAACTTTACCAATCTGAGTATAAATAGTGTTACAGAACCAGAAGTAGACAATAAAACCGGTGAAATTCTCTATATCGATAACAAGCGTTATATTACGAGAAGTTCGGACCAAATTGAAAAATTAAAAGCAATCTTGACTTTTTAAGATTATAGGGGTAGAGGTTAATGGCCTTAAATTTAGACGTTTCACCATATTACGACGATTTTGATGGAACGAAAAATTACAACAGAATTCTCTTCAAGCCGGGATATGCAGTCCAGGCTAGAGAATTAACACAACTCCAATCCGCACTTCAGGATCAAATTGGTAAGTTTGGTAATCACATATTCAAAAATGGCGTGATAGTAACCGGTTGCGAAACCACTTTAGATAAAACGTTTCTTTTCATTAAAATTCTCGACACGGATGCCGATGGCGAAACCGTCAGCAATTCAACATTAGAAGATTATATTGGCGCTACCCTAGAAGGTCAAACCTCGGGTATTACGGCAAAAGTTCTAGACGTTGCAACCGGTCTAGAGGCCAGCACGCCTGATTATAAGACGCTATATCTTCGTTACTTGACCGGTGATGGCGCGGTTGGTGTACACTTTTATGACGAAGAAACTATCACGGTTACGGTCGCAGAAGACGAAACGTTAATCGACAATACCTTTGTTGTTGACGATACTATTGGTGCCGACCTTTCGGACGTTTACTTTGGCGCAGGCCTGCGTGTAAAGGTTGGTTCTGGTGTCTTTTATGTAAATAATAAGTTTGTTTATCACGAAGAAGAAACCCTCTTAATTTCAAAATATACAACCAATGCAAGTTGCAAAATTGGTTTCACACTAGATGAAGAAGTTGTTGACACAAATGACGATGAAACTCTATTAGATCCTGCTCAAGGTAGTTTTAACTATGCCGCTCCAGGTGCAGACCGCTATCATGCCTCTTTAACATTAGTAGTCTACAATTCAGACGAAACTCCGGACGATAATTTTTATTCCATTTTAGAACTTGTTAATGGTGAAGTTTTTAGAAAGATCGAAAATACTACTGCCATCTATGCCAATATTGGTAAGAATATGGCACGTAGGACTTTTGAGGAATCTGGAAACTACGCAGTTAAAGCATTTCCAATTCTTATTAAAGAGCATTTGGATACAGGCGAAAATGGAGGTCACTTACTATATAATCCACCCGCGCCCGAAATGGGCGGCCAAGCAACTAAACTTGCCCTTGGTATTGAACCGGGTAAAGCATACGTACAAGGTTACGAGTGTCAGACTTACGCAACACAATATATTGCAGTAGAAAAAGGCAACACCAGCGTAATTAATTATGACATTCCTATCAGCACCTCTTATGGAAATTATATTCTTGTAGACGAACTGGCTGGTATTTGGGATATTAAAAATGGTGACCAAGTTTATCTTTGCACCACCAGGTTTGATGCTGTAACCGGCACCGATTTTTCTGCTGACGCCACTACTGTTGCTAAAGTAGGTACCGCCAGAGTCAGACAATTAGTATACGAGTCTGGCACAATGGGGGCTGCGGCCGCGGTTTATCGTGTGTATCTGTACGACATTAGACTTACTTCTGGCACATTAGCAGACGTAGTAAGTCTTCATAGTACCGAAACACGAACGGGTTATGCTACTTATGGTTTTGCGGACTTTGTAGGATCAACTACTCTTGTTGATTTGCAAGAGACAAATTATAAGAATTCTATTTTCAGAATTCCTGCAACCGCTCTGAAGACTCTACAGCCAACCAGTTTTAATAACAGTTTTATTTACACGAAAGAATTTGATGGGCAGTTAGACTCAAACGGTCTAATTACCATTACACTAAGTTCGCCTGAATCATTCCCATATGCAACAAATCCTAGCGCAACTATTGTAAAAAATAACTTTATGATGGTGTTAAAAGAAGACGCAACAATTAATAGCGTTTCGCGTAAAGAAGGCGAATATATTGATCTGACTGGCGGTTCTGTAACAATTACCAGAAACACAGCAACATCATTTGCTATTGATGTAGGCACAATTGCCGCGGCAAAATACGTAAAACTTTATGTTAACGTAACAACCGCCGATGCCCTTCCTCTTACAAAACAAATACAAAAAGATCGTTTTGTTAAGATTGATCCAGCAACACATGCCGCCGGCCTTACAGGCCCATGGCAATTAGGTGTTTCGGACGTTAAGTCAGTTACGGCAATCTATGTTGGTAGCACTTATGCTACATCTGAAACAAATCAATTTGACCAGTTTGTAGTTAACAACGGTCAAGCCGAATCGTTTTATGGACCAGCGTCAATATCACTAAAACCAGGAAGTACATTGTCTTTATCAGGCAAGTTTATTCTTGTCAAGATGGACTATTTTACTCACGTTCAGGGTTCTGCCACAGGATCATTCTTTACAGTAAATTCATATCCTATTGACGACACCGGCGCAACTGGTATCTACACACATGAAATTCCAATTTATGTTTCGCCAACAGGTGAGACATTTGATTTAAGAGACTGTATTGATTTTAGACCTAGAATTGCTGACGTTGCTACAAATGCCTCTTCAGTTGGTAGTGCAACAATTAATCCGGTTGTACCACTAACCATTTCCGCACCAACGTTTGGTATTACTAACCCCGTACCAACAGAACAGTTTATCACGGACTTTGAATACTATCTTGGAAGAAAAGATAGAGTAATTCTTGACGAGAATGGATATTTCTCAGTACTTTCTGGTATTCCTTCTCTCAATCCAAAGTATCCCTTTGAGCCAGAAACATCAATGTCTCTGGCAACAATTGATATTCCACCTTATCCTTCGCTTGCTCCTAACTATGCGCGTTCAGTAAAAAGAACCGATTATGGTGTTAAATACAAACCTGTCGATAATCGCCGTTATACAATGCGCGATATTGGTACACTTGAGCAGCGCATTAATAGACTGGAATATTATACTTCACTAACACTGTTGGAAAAGGCAGCGGCCGATTTAACAATTTCAAGTTCTGGTGGATCTGACAGATTTAAAAATGGTATTCTTGTAGACGCATTTACTGGTCACAATATTGGTAACGTGTTTGACAAGGCGTATCACATTTCTATTGATCCAGCAAAGAAAGAACTGCGCCCATATTTCTTCCTGGAAAATAAAGACGTAAGTTTTAATTCCAGTGCCTCGTCAAATTTGGCAAAAACTGGCGACCTATTGACGCTACCGTATACGCAAACGGTTTACGCCCAAAACACCTCTGCATCCAAATTTAGAAACGCGGTTTCTGATTTGATCTTTAATTGGCTAGGTGACATGTCGCTGGATCCTCCGGCCGATAACTGGATTGATACCACTATTCGCCCCGATGTGCAAGTTAACTTTGATGGTAACTATGACAACTGGGAGCAAATGGCTGGTTCTTGGGGCACTCAATGGAACGATTGGCAAACCAATTGGACTGGTACTACGACAGACACAGCCAATATACTAGGCACCAATATCAATAACAACCCCTCAAGAGCATATGAAGGTCAGTATCAGTTAGTTACCACAACTACTGAGCAAAGACAGACAAGACAGGGTGTAACCTTAAGCGTTACCCCCGAAACACAATCAGAACGTCTAGGTAATTCTGTTGTAGATACATCTTTAGTACCGTATATGCGCGAAAGAACTGTCACATTTAAAGCAACAAGATTAAAACCTAATACAAGATTATTTCCATTTTTTGATGGCGTTTTAGTAGCACTATACTGCCGCCAATTGTCTTCTGAAATATTAAATTACACACCTGACGATTCGTCCTTGTACGAACCCTATAAGACAACCCAATGGGGTGAATCACTGGTCTC